TGACCGCCCTCCATTGCCTGCTCGCCGACTATCCCGGCTTGCGTGCTCTGATGGTTCGCCAGACCCGCGCGAGCCTGACCGAATCGGCAATGGTCACGTTCGAGCGAGACATCCTCCGCGCGGACGGCATGGGGTCCATCGCGGCCAACGCTCACCGCCGCAACCGTCAAGGGTACGACTATCCCAACGGATCGACGCTTGTCGTCGGCGGCATGGACAAGCCCGACGGCGTGCTGTCCACCGACTGGGATATTATTTACGTCAATGAGTCGATTCAACTTGTGGATGAGGGGTGGGATGCACTCGGCTCCCGCCTCAATCGTCCAGGTCGCCCGCGTTGGCTCGGCTACCTGATCGGCGACACGAATCCCGGCGACCCGTCGCACTGGCTCAAAAAGCGGTGCGATGAGGGGCGAATCACGCGATGGGAGACGGGCCACGAAGCCAATCCCGCGATGTTCCAGAGTGGGGCGTGGACGCCATCGGGACAGGACTACATCGAGCGGTTGCAACGCCTCAAGGGGACACGGCGGAAACGCTTCCTTGAGGGCTTATGGGCCGCAGGCGAAGGCCAATGGTTCGAGCAGTTCACCGAGGCCAACGTCAACGCCGACAAGGCTCGATTCGACCCGGCGTACAAAGTGCATCTCGCCGTCGACTCGGGCGTTCATACCGGAGCCGTTTGGTTCCAACTCAAACCCGGTCCGCTCGGCCCGATCGTGACGGTCTTCGGCGACTTCTATTCGTTCAACCTGCCCGCGTTTCAGGCCGCCCAAGAGATCAAGGCGAAGGGCGAGAAACTCGGCATCCGTCGCGTTGATCGCGGCGTGACCGACCCGGCGTACAAGGCGACAACGGCGGTAGGGCCGACCGTGCTCGGCGAGTATCAGCGGGCCGGTCTCAACCTTGATCCGTGGCCGAGTTATCCCGGCTCGGTGCTGGATGGGCTGTCCCTGATTGAGTCGTTCGTGTCGGTCGACCCGCCGCAACTGTTCGTCCATCCGAGCTGCACGGAAACCATCAACGCGTTCGCAAACTACAAGCGGGCGAAGCGTGGCAACCAGTGGATCGACCGACCCGAAGACCCGCAACACCCGTTTGAGGAAATGATGGACGCCCTTCGCGGCGGACTCCAAGACCAGTTCCCCGACGGACGACGACCCGCCATCCCGTTCAATCGCGTTCAAGCCTCAAAGGTGTTCTAGTGCTCAACCGACTTCCTGGTGTGACCGGCAATGGAACCGCCACCACGCGGGCTCTCATTGAACGGCGACATCCCGAGTGGACCGAGCACCAGGTGCGGTGGCGATGGTTGCTCGACTCTCTTGAGGGGGGCAACCGCTACCGGGACGCGGTGTACGGCGTCGACCGGCACGGTATCCCGATTCGCAACCTCGTCAGGCACAAGCGAGAGTACCCCGATCCCCGCGACGTGTCGGCCGATACGGCACGGTGGGCGATCGACTCTTGGCAGTCGGCGACCGATGACGACTACGAACTGAGGCGAGCGCGAACACCCGTCCCGACGTTTGTTGCCGAGGCGTCCGACGCTCACCTTGGGCGGATCTATCGCGGCGAGATTGAGCGTGAAGGGCCTGATCTACTCAAGGAGTGGTGGGGTAACGTCGACGGCAAAGGCTCGTCGGTCGATACGTGGATGCAAGACGCCGTCGCGGCGATTATGCTCGTGACGGGACAGGTCGACATCCTGATTGACCATCCGTCGCCACCCGATGGCGAGGTCGTCACGACCAAAGCCGACGTACTTCGGTTGGGCCTGTCCGATGCGATTGCGTCGTACATCCTGCCCGAGAATATGGTGTGGTGGACGCTCAACCGGGACGGCAGCTATCGCGAGTGCCTCGTCCGGGAAGCCGACGAGCACAAGCCCAACGAATACCGATTCCGCTATTGGACCGAGACGGGCTCAACGCTCCTCGGTCGTAACGGCGAGATCATCTCCGAACGTCCCCACGCGTTCGGTCGCGTGCCGATCATTCGCGTGTTCGCGAGAAAGAAGCCTCGGTGCTGCAATGTCGGTATGAGCCGGTACGAGGGCATCGCCGAACGGCAGCGTGAATTCTACAACCGCGATTCCGAGTTGATCCTTTCGGACACGACGCAAGCTCACCCGCTGCTCCAAGGGCCGGAAGACTACGTTCAAGGTGACGGCACGATCCCCATCGGCCCGTCGTGGCTTTTGCCCAAAAAGAAAAGTAACTCGGGCGGGTCGACCAGCTACGAGGGATTCGATGTTGTCGAGTTCCCGAAGGACGGCGCGGAGTCGATCCGGGCCAACCTGGACAGGCTCCGTGACGATGTTGACCGCGACGCTCACCTGACCAAACCGGCCGGGACGAACGGGGCGGGAACCGTCGGTCAATCCGGCGTGTCCAAGCGGCTCGACTCCCAAACGGCTAACGACGTGCTCGGCCGAATCGCGGCGGCATTGCAGCACGCCGAGCGGCAAATCGCCTGTCTCGCGTGGTGCGTGCTCAACGACGGCAAGGTGACTCCGGCTGATGAGGAGTCAATCGAAATCTGTTACCCGCGTGAGTACGACCTGTTCAACGCGACCGAACTTGGAACGGCAATCGCCGACTTCCAGGCAACCCTCGCCGCGTCCGGTGGTGCTCCCGAAACCGAGGGAACGCTCCTCTGCCGTCTCGTTCGCCTCATGCTCCCCGGCCTTGAGGATGACGAGTACGAGGAGATTGAGGCCGAGATTGAACTCGCGGTACAGACGGCCGCGACACGCCGAAGCATGACGGCCGAGTCGATGATGACGACCGGCACGAGCGGCCAACCGGCCGAAGGCGATACATCCACGCCGATGATGGATGGCGAATCCGAAGGGATGACCGATGCGTCTCAATCTGAATCCGAATCCTGAACAGTCCGGCGGCGGCAACGCTCCCCCGCCCCCCGCTCAGCAGCAAGCCGCTCCCACGCCTCCGCCGATGGTCCCCCTGACCGTCGAGGAGTACCAGCGGCTCCGGTCCCTTGAAGGGAATTTCAACGCTCTGCAAAGCACGGTCCAAGCCGAACGCGATCGACTTGAAGGCGAGCGAATCAAGGCGCTTGCCGACAAGGGGCAAGTCGAACAGGCAATGGCCGAACTCGCCAAGCAGAAGGACGCCCAACTCCAAGCCGAACGCGAGGCACGTCTCGCAATCGAGGGGCAGTATCACGGCGAAAAGAAGTCGTCCGTGATGGCGGCGGCTCTCATGGGCGTGCCGTTCGTTTCCGAAGTCGCGGCGGCTCAAGTCAAGGGCCTACTCGAATCCCAGTTTGAGACGCGGCGTGACGCTTCCGGGGCAATCCTGGTCGTCGACAAGGTGACCGGGCTTCCGGCCGCCGAAGTCATCAAGCAACAACTCGCCTCTCCGGCGTTCGCTCACTTCCTCAAGGCATCCACGCAAGGCGGATCGGGCGGCGGCGGGTCTCAGCCCGTCCAGCATCAAGTCGCGAACGGCGAAAACCCGTTTGCCGGAATGGACCTGTCCAAGCCTTACGGTGTCTACGCTCGCCGAAATTGATGGTTTTCAAATATCGCGGTGACTGAATCGGTTCGCTGTCTCTTTTCCGCTTTCCAAAACGCAAGTCGACACGTTCTCTCGTCAAAATCCTCACTCTAAAGGATTGATTCATGCCTCTCTACGAGCAGGGAATCCAGACTCCCTACGCATCCCTTGCCGTCATTCCCAACGAGGTTTACGGCCGCGCGATCAACTGGAATATCAACCGGACGCCCTTGTTCTCCCGAGCGGGGAAGCATCCGGTCAACTCGATGTCGTTCCTTATCACGGCGGGCAAGTACCTGCCGGGAACGACCACGATGAACGACTCCGGCGGTATCAGCAACATCGATACCACCATGACGGTGACCGACGGCACGATCTTCATGGTCGGCGACGTGATTAACGTCGAGTCGGAATACATGCTCGTTACGGCCGTCTCCGGTAACGACCTGACCATCACGCGAGCTTACGGCGGAACCACGGCCGCGTCTCACGCCGACGCCTTGACGGTCTACCGAATCGCCAACTCTCGAACCGGCGCGGAAGTCGACCAACTGGCGCTCAACCTGATTCCGACCACGTTGACGCAGTACCTCCAGACCTTCCAGCACCCGTACCAGACGGGCGGTTCGCTCGAATCGGCGTCCCCGGCCTACGCCTTGCCTCCCGGCGTGCGTAGCGTGTCCGATTATCAAAAGATGTTGTCGATGCAGGCTTGCGCCGACGACTTTGAGCGGTCGGCCTACTACGGCAAGGGCGTGGCTCTCGCGGCCTCGACCACTCGCCCCGCTCAGTCCGGTCTCCGGGCGATCCTGTCCACGAACAACACCACGTCGCCCACCAACGCGTCGGCCTACAAGCCGTCGGACTTGATTCGCGACACGATCCAAAAGTGCTACGACGGCGGCGGCTCGCCCAACGTGATGTTGGTCTCCTCGGACTTCCTGACCGGCCTGGCGACGTGGGGGCACGCGGCCCAACGTATCCCGGCGGGTGAGAACAGCTTCGGGACTCCCATCGACACGTTCGAGTGTCCGTTCCTCACCGGGATCACGATTATCCCGGCTCCGCTCCTTCGTCCCGGCTCCGCGATCTGCTGCACGTTCGAGGAGATCCGTGTCGCCATCAAGCGGCAAATGCACGACAAGCCTCGCGGGTCGCGCGGTGACGCGGTCGAAGGTGACATCATCTTCGAGGCGGCCGTCGACGTGACCAACGAAGCCCATCACGCCTGGGTCTCCGGCATCACGGCTTTCTCCGCCACCTAATCAACCTTTCGGCCCGAGGTCGCGCCGTGCGGCTTCGGGCGTCTTTTTCGAGTGGTAGCGCATGGCGAATTTCCCTGGTTTCACCCCGTTTCTCACGGACACGGCAAGCCGTCTCGGGCTTGGCGATGCGGCCATTATCGCCGCACGGAGACAGCCTCTCCTGTCTCACGCGGCCAACCAGTGCGCACAAGCGTGCTCGGCCAATCCGCTCCATCGTGCCGACATCCTCGGACACGTCGCGAACGACCGAGACGCGGCCGACCTGCTCGCGGCGGTGCTCAACGATATGTTGGCATGGTGTTACCAGGAATGCGGTATCACTCGGCCGAATCATGATCCAACCCAAAGGGTAAACGATAATGGGCTACGTTGTACCGTCGATCCAGGCGAGCGGGGCGACGTGGGCGAATCTGCTCACGGGCGGCCTGACGAAAGTCTTGGACCTTCAGATTGCGGCGAACACGACGATCACCAACCCGTCGACCCAAATCACGGTCAGCGCGACGGGCGGCGGGGCGAGCGGCGGAACGCTTCCGGCCGGAACGTACTACGCGACATGCACGCACACTAATTGCATCGGCGAGACGACCGCCGGGACGACTCGGTCCGCCTCGTTCACCATCAGCCTCGGCAACAAACCGCGAATCACTGTCCCCGCTCTGCCGACCGGAGCGGTGGCGACAAACATCTATCTGACGGCGGCGGGCGGCGCGTCCGGGACGGAAGTCCTTTACGCGACGGGTATCACCGGCACGACCTACGACGCGACAACCTCCACGTTCGTCGACTCGGCCCGCTCGGCTCCCACGACCAACACCACGGCGTTGTCCGGCGCCGCTCCGCTGCTCAACACAGGGCGGGCAATGCTGCTCCAAAACGAGTACCTCGCGGCCAACCGGCTGATTTCCAACTTTATCGCCGGTCGGCCGATGGCTCTCTCCGAGGTCATGGCGGGCCTTGCTCGTCATGCGGCCGTGTTTCAGTGCCTTGCGACGGCATTGAATGAGATCAACGTGCTTGTCCATGCGAATACGGGCACGCTTACCACCGCGGCCAACGCGGCGGGTGAACGTGTTCCGGTGAGGACGTTCTCGTAATGGCTGTCTCGCTCCTGCTCGCCACCGACGAAGATATCGCCGTTCGGGCGGGGGCGGACTTTCCCGTCCTTTGCCCGAAATGGCAAAAACTAGCTTATGGGACCGACGGCGTTTTCGACGTGTCGGACCGCTGGAAACTGACCACCGCCACCGTCGCGTTTTCGACTTACGGCGTGGCGGATGGTCATGTCATCCAGCTTACGAAGACAGGCGTGTTCGCGTCCCCGTCCGAACTGCTCGCCGTTACGTCGGCAACGACGAACAGCGTCACGCTTCGACGGTGCGGGATGGCCGACTCGACCGGGCAGCCACCGGGACCGGCGGCGGGGACGACCGGCGTCACGTTTACGGTCTGCTCGCTCTACTCCCAAATCGAGGCGGCGAGTTACGACCTCTATCGTCGCTTCGGCATCGACGACGCAATCACCGGGCGACGAACGACCGACCTTTACGACGTTCGCGAGGCTCGTGAGTGTTGCGTGCTCACGGTGCTCAAGAATCAATACTTGGCGATGGCTCGGCAAGCGGGTGAAGCCCGCGACGACCTCGCCGCGAAAGCCAAGATGTACTCCGACGAACTCCTTGAGGTGCTGGCACGTCTCGCCATCCATTGGCAGACCGTTAGCGGCTGGGGAACGACGGCGAGCGAACCGGCGACGACTCGATTCGGAATGAGGATCTCCCGTTGATCCGGCAAACCGAAATCCTGACGGCGATTCAGCCTTACATTGTGCGGGCCGTCGAGCTCGCCACGACCCGAGTCGACGACGCTCACGCCCACGCTCTCAAGGCTCTCACGCAAGCGGCAATCGACGAGGCGGCGGGCCGCTCGACGCTTCGGCGGATCGACTGGTCCCGCTCGTTTCAGGCGGCATCGTACCGGCTCGACGAACTCCTGGCGGCGTTAGCCGGACTGTCGACCGCAAGCCGCAAGGGCGTCATCCGGGACGCATTCGAGGCGGCATACCGCGACTGTCACGCCCACTACCGACTGACGATCGACCCCGTTGCACTCAGGCCGAATCCCGAGCCGACGAGGAGCCAAATCATCAAGGCCCGCACGGTCGTCGTGCTGGGCTACGACGCAAGAGCGTACCTCGTTCCGGTCATCGAAGGGGCGGAGGCTCGGCTCAAGGCTCTGCTCGCCTCTCTCGCGAATCCGGCCCGTAGCAAGGCTGACCGATCCGATCAACTCGCCGCGTGGTCAAGACGGACCACGGACGCGATTGCGACGGCCGTCACGACCTACACGCGAACCGGCTCGTTTTACCTGGACCGCATCGCGGGGCGTGATGTGATCCGGCCCGAACTACTCCACGACGACCCGACGATTCCGGGGTGATATGGCGGCTCCACCGTTCGCGATTGTCGGCGAGCCGGGCACGACCTGGACCAATCGCACCGACAAGATCTACTTTCAAGCATATTGCAAGTTCCAAAACTCGTGCGCGGTGTGCATCGGTGTCGCGGGACAGATTGCCCGGTTTTGGCCCTTCCCGTTTCACTTCGGTTGCCTTTGCCGCTCGGTCCCGATCATGCCGGGAGCCGAGTCTAAGCCGTTTATCGACTACCAGGAAGCCGTCGCCGAACTCGCCCCGTCTCAGCAGGCGGCGGCAATGGGTACGTCGAACTGGGCGATGGTCAACTCAGGCTTGGTCAAGTGGGATGACGTGGTGACGCGATCCCGCGTCCGCGACTTTCGCGAAGTGGTCGCCCGAAACAAGTTGAGCATCGAAGACCTCGTCCGATCCGGCGTCTCGGCGAAAGAGGCGAAGAAGGCGTTCAACGCGGTCCATACGCCGGGACATGAGCAGGCCAGGAAGACACGCAAAACGGTTGCGGCGGCACTTCGGGAGCATGGTCTAACCGATCAAGAGATCCTCGCTCACGTCGGCGAGAAATTGCTTGAACGTGTCGGCATCGCGGCGGGACCAAGCGGCGGCATGAAGGCGTCGACCGTCCGCAAGCCTCCCGGCTGGGGTGGAGCGGCGGCGGCCGTCGCGTTTCGACCTCGTCCACCGGCTCCGCTCACTCCGGCGGCGGCAAGACAGGCACTTGTCGAGATGTTCGGCGAGGAGGCGGTCGCTCATCTCCGAATCGAGGAGATCAAGACCGAGGCCGACCTCGAAAAGATCGTCGCGTTGCTCAAATCGACTCCGGCCGAGTACCTCCGCAATCAAAAGGCCGAGGCCGAATATCTCGGCTTCACGTTGCCGAATCCGATCCTACACTCGCCCGACAACGAGAAGTAATGGCGACACATTACCACGTCTATAAGAACGACGGGGCGGGCGGCTCGGTCGATTACGGGACCATCGTCGCCACCGTCACGAGCGGGACGACCTACACCGGCTCCGCTCTCTCGGCCTCCTCTGACACGACGTTCGCGGTCAGGGCGTTTGACAGCGTTTCCGGCTACGAGGAGGAGAACGCCGACTGCCGCGTCCGCATCGTGTTGGACGCAAGCCAGGTCGACGTGACGGCTCGCCCGAATCCACCGTCAAGCCTGTCCGCGCATGCCAAGGCGGGCGGGATGGCACTCGTCACCTGGACCTACAACTCGCGAGGTCAAGGCGGGGCTCCCACGTCGTTCAAGGTGTGGATGACGGCCGGAACGTCGGTGAATTACGCCGTGTCGCCCAACGCGACGGCGACTTACTCGGCTCAAACACAGAGTTACCGCGTCACCCTGACGGGCCTGTCCGACGCGACGGATTACGTCATCGGCGTGCGGGCCACGAACTCGCACGGCGACGAGACGAACACGACCAAAGTATCGGTCACCGGCGACACGACCGGGCCGGATGCGGTGGACTCACTCACGGCAACGGCCGGATTCTGAGGCTTGAATGGCAACCATCACCAGCAACGTCACAACCGGCAACTGGTCCACTCCGGGATCGTGGGTCGGCAATGTTGTCCCCGTTCCGGGCGATCGAGTCGTGATCGCGACGGGCGCGGTCATCACCGCAACGGCCGACGTGACGATCGGAGACAGCCCCGCCGATCAAACGACCAACGTGCTGACCGTCAACGGCCAGTTGATTATCAACTCCGGCGTGAATTTCACGATCAAAGGAAACTGGCTGCAATCCGGCACGTCGGGGTCGAATGGACTGCTCAACTGTGCCGGTAATCTCAAGATCGACGGCACGACGAACAGCATCAAATACATCGGCTCAATCGGCGGGCAGCACCACACTACAGCGTTGCTCAAGCTCAGCGGGTCGGCCGGGGCCAGGGCGTCGTTTACCTCGCTCGGGTCGGGCTCGACCAACGCCTACACGGTTAACGGCGGCTGGATTGCGGGCGGCCGGATCGAGTGGGACTATGCCGATATCTCAAACATCGGGGACGCGACCAACAACGCGGCGGCTCCGTGGGTATACAACAACACCAATCTGTATATCCGCAACTGCACGATTACCGCGTGCGGGCAAATCAACAACGGCTCGTTATCGTCGACAAATACCAACCTGTCAATTCAGAACTCGGTCTGGTCGGGATCACTGGCGTCAACGTGCGTGGCGCTCATAAGCAACGCGTCCGGCACTCGCCTTATCGACAACAACAGGTTCGACAAATACGTGACGATCTACCCGTCGACCGGGGCGACCGTCACAAACAACCACTTTGACGCAAACGTCGGAATTATCGGCTATACGGCGGCGTCGTGGGCAAATAACCTCGTCAACCTCAACGGAGGCAGCGGCGTTACGCCAGTCACGGCGACCGGCGATTATGTGTATGATTCGGTCGCAAACAACAACCCGCATCCGACAAACACAAATCAGTCGTCGAACTACGATATCACCGATTTCGTCTACGACTTTCCGGCGGGAGCCGTCGGCGATTTCGTTGCAGGCGGGCCGTCGGCGGCGGCTGGAACGTACACATGCACGGTCAAACGATGCTTGTCGGTCCCCAATTCGGCGGGACTTTCGTCGGGCGAACTCGTCTCGCCGCTTTCGTCGGGCTTCACCTTCACGGTCGAACATAACACCATCACGTCAACAGCGTTCCCGGCTTCCAACGCGGAAAGCGGCGTCGCGGTGTACGGCGAGACTTACGCGGGCGTGGCGGGGATGTATGCCTCGCTGAAGTCGAACTATGTGTACTCGCCGAGCGGCAAGGGCGCTTTCTTGGCCCGTCACGTCGTGGGTACCGTTTCCAACGCTCTCGCAAGCCCATCGGCGGGCGACTATAACGCGGGAAACGCGATCGTCAACGCAACCGGATCGGGCGTCCAAGCGATCTACGGCGGCATCGGCGGATATGCCGACGTTGTCGGGACCGTGACCAACCCGATGTTCACGTGGACGAACGGCGGCACGCCGGATCTCGCCCAACTCGGGGCTCACGATCTCGTTGCCAACGCGAACTTTGTCGACCCGACCCGCAACCTCGCGACGTTCGACACGGCTTATCTTGGTAACACCGCGACGGCATGGTCGAGCGGCGTGGCGTACGGCGTCGGCGACATCGTCGGCACGGCGTCAAGCGGCTTTTATGGCAACGCTAGGGTAAATTTCCGCTGCATCGCGGCCCACACTTCGGCGAGCGGCAACGCGACGAATGGACAGCCGGGCGCGACCGGAACCACGAGTTGGCGGTCACGCTGGGAGCTGGCCTCGGTTTACCGGATTCGCACGTCGTCGGCCGTCTACTCGGTGGGCGTAAGGCAGGCCACGCCGAAAGACCTTTGGACGTGGGTCCGGGCGGGGTTCGCTCCGACCAATACGGCTCTCAGGGGGACCGCTCACGACGGGGGCGACATCGGCGCGTTTTCGGTGGTCGGGACCGTGCCTTACCACAACAACTCAATGTCCGGCGGCTTCCTCGTCATGGGATTCTGATACATGCTTAACACGTACAAACTAAGTCAGACCTCCATCGTTTTACGTGTCGTCCTCCGCGATTCCAGCGTGACGACCGGCGCGGGGCTGACGGGACTTGCTTACAACTCGTCCGGGCTCAAAATCGCGACGATCGCCGACAACGAGGCGACGACGACGGCCTACACCGTGGCCGGATCGACCATCGAAACGATTTCGACTCTCGGCACGTTCGCGACCCCGACTTCGACCAAGTGCCGATTCAAGGAGGTGGACTCCACGAATCACCCCGGCTTGTACGAGATCCAACTCGACAACACGCGATACGCCGTCAGTAGCGCCAAGTCGCTCGTCATCACGATTTCCGGGGCGACAAATCTAGCACAGACCAATGTGTTGATTCCGCTCACCCAACTCGACCCGTACTCCTCGACGGTCAGCATCAATCTCTCGCAGGCCGTCAGCACCAGCAACACGGCCGAGACGGTGGGCGACGCGTTGAACGCCGCAAGGGCGAACGGCTTCGGAAAGTGGGCGGTGGACACGGCGGCAAGCCCTCCGACGCTCAAACTCTACGCCAACGATGGAACGACGGTCGTCCGCACGTTTAATCTCGACTCGGCCACCGCTCCCACGACTCGCACATGATCGGGGACATGCATGTCAAGCCTCATCCTGGGAGTGGTCGGCGACTCGTTTCATACGGGCTACCCGTCGAACACTCCCGCCGCCACGTTGGTGACGGGATACTACACCTCGCTGGGGTACACGACCTCCGTCTCGAACCAAGCGGCGAACGGAACCACGTCGGGCGATTGGGCCGTCGGCGGGGGAAGCTGGACGGCGGCGCGAGCCTTGTTCGTGACGGCCGGAATCACGGATCTCTGGTACAACCTCGGGATCAACGATTGCCAGGTGCCGTACCAGATTTCCGGGGCGACCTATCAGTCCAACGTGACCGGCGTCATCGACAGCATCCGCACGGCACTCCCCAACGTCCGCGTGTGGCTGATTGGACCGGGCTATCCGACGCCGGGCTATGGTCCCTACTGGGACTCGACGGGTCCGGCCAAGGCGAGAGAGTACCGCGCGACCCATCCGACAATCGCGGGGCTTTACAGCGGCGTCTATGTGATCGGCCAAAGCATTTACGAGACGCTCCGCGACAATTCGGCTTACAAGAGCGACACGCTTCACCCGTCGACCACCGGTAATGCCTGGATGGCTCAGTCCCTGTTCGACGCGATGCGGTGCGTCGATACGCTCAGCACCCGGACGCCGTCGGGCAAGGTCGTGATTCACGGCATGTATCAGAGGCATCAAGTGACGGGTGGATACGGGACGGCTCCCGCCACGTCCGCGACCAAGCGATGGTTTCCCGGTCTCAGCAGACGGCGGAGATAATCATGTCTCGCGACTCCGACGTATTCGACGACATGGTCTCTCGCCTTGTCGCGACCAACGCCTTCACGCTCGTCAGCTATGGCGACCAGACGCCGACCGAGGGGAACGACTCTTATATCTGTGTCATCAATCC